TAGCCAAAGCTTTCGAGAGGGGTCGAAGTAAGGGTGTAGCCCATGCTGCATCTAAGCTTCACGAGCTGATTAAAGATAAGCATTACCCTGCTATCCAGTTTTATTTGAAGAGTCAGGACGATTGGAAAGAAAATGATCCAAGCGTTACTACAGTGCAGCCCATTACAGTTACCGTTGACGGCAAAAAGATAACTATGGGGATCGAATGAAAAAGATTAAACTTGCTATGGCCGCACCAGAAGAAGAGTACTCCAGATTTCATTTGGTCGAATATTACGATGATTCGCCAAAAACATGGTCTAATTACAAAAAATCTTGGGATTATATTGGTTGTAAGGTCTGTAATACAAAAGAGGAGTTTAAATCATTTAAAGAATTTACTAAAAAAGAGCTAAAAATGAGCGGTGGCCCAGGATTCTTTGATGAACATTTTCGTTGGAATTGGGACCATATCCAGGTCTATAGAAAATATACAAAAGAAGATAATTACACAATTTACACGCAGCAATTTGCCGAAGTTCCTGAAGATGTAATGGACGCTGTCAGGTGCCATAATTTTAACAATGCTAGACCGTGGATTAGAAGAATAAATGGACCTTCATGAAAAACAGGGCAAAGCATTCCTTAGTGATGCCAAAATTACGCTCTGCTGCAGCGGCATCCAGGGCGGTAAAACAACCGTCGGAGCACTTTGGTTCATTCGTCAGGCAGCTAAATGGAAAGGTCCTGATAACAATTTCATCATTGGGTGTCCGACATATAAGATTCTCAACCAATCAACGCTACCAAGCTTTCTTAAATACGCATCACAATTCGGAACATATCACAAAGGGGATCAGACATTTTCTCTCCGAAATGGTGGAACAATATATTTACGAACAGCCACAGACCCTGAATCAGTGGAAGGTATTACTAATGTGCGGGCTATATGGCTGGATGAAGCGGGTAAATGTAAGTTTAGATTCTGGACTAACATTGAGGGCCGAGCTGCACGAACAAACGCTCCAATTATCTGCACTACGACTCCGTATGCCATGAACTGGCCTTATAAGGAATTAATTAAACCCTTAAGACGTGGAGATAGAAAAGACATTGCTTACTTTCAATGGACTTCAAAAGATAATCCTTCATTCCCAGCAGAGCACTACGAAAGACAAAGAGAGTTATTAGATGCTGTTACTTTTGCAATGAAGTACGGCGGAGAACACCACCAAAGAGTTGGCCTTGTTTATCCGTTTGATGATTCAAAAATTATTAAACCATTTCAATTGCCAGAAGGAACTAAATTCTACGCAGGCCTTGATTGGGGATTTACAAATCCAATGGCATTGATCATTAGAGGCCTGACCCCAGATGGTAGGGATATTCAAGTGTCTGAGTTCTATGAATCTGGAATTTATCCTGATGATATTGCCCATCTCATTAAACAGAAGGTGGCGAGTTACGACATTCAAAAGATTCTCGCTGATCCAGCAGATCCGGGGAAAATTGCTCAGCTTCAGAGATACGGGCTTCCAGTTATTTCGGCAGACAACGATAAGCAAGCGGGGATTGATGCTCATTCTCAAGTGGTGAAATCAAATAGATTTTTTATCTTCGAAACTTGTAAGCATACGATTGATGAGTATGAGACCTATTCTTATAAAGAGAATGACGATGACGATAAAAACGCCAAAGAAGAACCCCTTAATGTGAAGAACCACGCGATGGATGCGAATAGGTATTTATCGTATTACTTAAGACAATCAGGATTGTATTTTAGTGAGCGGCCTAGAGTTCATTCAGCCGAGAAGCAATCAAGAGATGAAACATCTCCTAAGACCCACACTCCGGCGTGGAAGCGAAAGGTTAATGAAACGAAGGGACCAGAGTTTTACTAGGAGGGATTATGCCGAGATATGACTATCAATGTGATACGTGTGAATATGTCGAAGAGATCGTAGCGGATTGGGAGAATAAACCGATTGGTAGGCTTTGTAAGAATTGTGGGCAGATTAATTTTGCTCGTGCGATGAAGCCGATCATAAGTAGAGTTAGGATTGGACATATTGATTCTGGGCGTCTTCAATCGGTGGCATTTGGTAAGGAGTTTAAGAACGAGAAGGATATGTTGCACTACGCCAAGCATCATGGGTATGAGCCGCTTGAGAATGCTTCCCTAGAATCTGTTCAAAAGTCCTTTACCGACTATAATAAAATAAAAGAAGATGAGAGGCTAAAGAACCTTTCAGAGGGAATTGAGTGGAATCAAATTTAGATTTTAAAGAACAGTCCCCCGAAGCCCAAGCTACCGTCGATTTAGTTAATAAATTATTTCAAAAAGCTAAGAAAGCCCGAAAAGTTAAGCAGAATAAGTGGGAGGAGAACTTTGAGTTCTACCTTGGCAGACAGTGGCCCTATCGACGGCCCACATATAGGCATTCGGAAGTTGTTAATCTCATATTTGCGGCGGTTGAATCCGTCGTTCCTATTTTAACGGATAATCGTCCTCAGATTACGTTTATCCCAGAGGACATTGATGATCGTGATTTAGCAGAGGCTTTAACTAAGATTGCCGATTCGGACTGGACCCGTGAAGGTTGGTCCCATGTTTTAGGTGACATAATAAAGACGTCATTGATTTATGGGACTTCGGTCGGAGCTTTGGAGTTTGATCCAACTCAGGATGAACCAGAGGGTAAGATTGTATTTCGGTGCGTGGATAACTGGGAAGCTTATCCCGCCCCTAGGGCTAAAGACATAAACGATGGCTCATGCCCTTACTTTATTGAGGCAATGACTATCCCTCTTGAAGAGGCTCGTGCGATGTTTCCCGACCTGGCTCATATGATTCAGGGCTCGGCACAGACAGGCGTGCCCTCTCGATATGAGAAGTCTGATTTTGATACGACGCTAAATGCTAATGCTATTCGATCGAACGATGCCACCGACGATGCGGCTACCGCGTTCACTTCTCAAGAAGCCGAGAAGATTAAAGATTCAATGCTTATTAAGTGTTACATCCAAGATGAATCTGCCGAAGAGGTAGAGCAGATTGCTTGTAATCATGATGGCTCTAAGAAAAAAGACGCCAGTGGTAAGTACATCACTGAAAAAGTTCAAAAGAAGAAATACCCAAACGGTCGTTTAATCGTAATCATTGATGACCTTCTCGCCTTTGATGGAGATAACCCTTACTTCGATGGCAAGCATCCTTATGCTCGTCTGATCGACTATCAAGTGCCTAATGAATTTTGGGGCATTGGTGAGGTGGAGCAATTAAAGAGCCCACAAAAGATGATCAACCGGCTTCTCTCTTTCATGATGGATACGGTTGTTTTGATGGGTAATCCGATTTGGGTAGCTGACGTAGGCGCCATTGATACGGATCAGGTCACTAATCAACCGGGATTAATTGTAGAGAAGACTCAAGGCTCAGACGTTCATCGAGAGCCTGGTGTTGGAATACCTGGTAACTTCTTATCTGTTTATCAACTTTGCATAGATGCTTTTGATCGCATATTTGGCTCGGGGGAGATTTCTCAAGGCTCGGCTCCTGGTGGGGTTACATCCGGTATTGCACTGGATTCTCTACAAGAGGCAGCGCAAACGAGAATTCGTCAAAAGGCTCGTAACTTAGAGAAGTTTTTAAATGAGATTGGGACGCTCTATGCGTCAAGGGTGCTGCAATTTTACAACACGCCACGATTGATTACAATTAACTCTGAGGGTGAGGGGCTTAACATCAAGCAGTTTAAGTTCCAGATTAATCAAGACCCAGAAAATGTGGATTTCTATGTGGCGAAAGTTACAGAAGTGGTTCCGCAAGACCAAGCGCAAGCTCAAGAAGGCCAAACTAAAATATTTCGTACTAAGGGAATATTTGATGTCCGAGCGACTGTAGGCAGTAACCTTCCGTTTGCGAAGAGAGCTAAAGCGGACACGGCGATGAAATTATTTCAATTAGGTGTTTTAACACCGAAGAGATTATTAAAAGACTTAGACTATCCTCATGCGGATGAGATAGTTGGAGAATTGGAAAAACAACAAGCTGCTCAAGCGCAAGCTCAAGCGCAACAAGGGGGAAAATAATATGGCAGATAGAAAAGTAGTACCAGGAGCGCCCGCTGAGCCAACAGCAGCGCAACCAGCCGAAGGTCAGGCTTCTCAAGACCAAGTTCAGCAATTAGCTGATGCAATTTCAGGAGCACTTTCTGACATTGTTAGTAAAATGCAAAAAGTTTTGATGGCGCTTCAAAAGATGGGCGTCAATCCTGAGGATCTTCAAATGGTCGCTCAAGCTTATCAAATGTTTGAATCAAAAGTTTCAGAGGTTCTAGGTGTTGGTGGTGAAGAAGCCCCCGAACAAGAAGAATCTCAACCAGCAGTTGTCTCTCAAGAGGGCGGCGCTACTGGTAAACCTGTATAAAAGGAATTTAAATGGAAAATAATACACCTGAAGCCGCACCGACAGAAGATGTCGATGCGCTACTTGAAAGTGTTTATAAGCCAGAAGCTCCCACACCCGTAGCTGAAGCTCCTCAGAAGACTGCGCCAGAAGCGCCAGCTCCTAAGAAGTTTACGCTTAAACGTGGGAATGATGTTTTTGAAAAAGATGAGACAGAAGTCTTAAGCCTTGCGCAAAAGGGTTTAGATTATGATCTCAACAATCGCCTACTCCGACAGGAGCGCGAACTATTAGACTTAAAAAAGAAAGAACTGGGTGAAGTCGACCCAGAGCGGATAAAAGTTTGGAAGCAATACGACGAGTTCGCTGCTTCAAGGCCAGAGTTCGCAGAAGCTGTACTTAAAGAATATCAGCGCCTTCAAATGGGTCTCACCCCAGAGCAAGCTGCCAATCCTTTAGTGGATAAGGTGACTCGTCTCGAGGCTGAGCTAAACCAATTTAAGTCGGTTGCTGAGAAGCAAAAGTTACAGAAAGAAGATCAAGAATTAGATCATGCTATCAAGGAGACGCGCACCAAAGTTCTCCCAGA